AATGGAGAAATTATCAGTTGTAATTTATCAATCACCCTTTCCAAACCAAATGGCTAGTGATGAAGAAAAGGCTACCACAGAATATGGTTTGAAAGTTGCAAAGTCAATTGAGGGTGAGTGGTTTAAACGTAAAGCGAATACATGTCGGTTCTATGATCAATGGGGTGAATATCATCGATTAAGGTTATATGCAAGAGGTGAACAGCCTGTACAAAAATATAAAGATGAATTAGCTGTAAATGGAGATATGTCTATGTTGAATTTAGACTGGACTCCAATTCCTATTATACCAAAATTCGTTGACATTGTTGTCAATGGAATGAATGATCGCCTTTTCACAATTAAAGCCGAAGCTCAAGATGTAATGTCTGCTGAAAAGAAAAACATATTCCAGGATATGATTGAGGCTGACATGGTAGCTAAGGAGTTCTTGCAGGTTACCAAGGAACAGTTTGGTATTGATGCTTTCAATGTTAACCCTGATGAGCTACCTGAGAATGATGAAGAGCTATCGTTATATATGCAAATGAAGTATAAGCCATCTATTGAGATTGCTGAAGAGGTTGCTATTGATACGATTCTTAAAATGAATGAATATCCAAAACTTAAAAAGTTAATTGATTACGATTTAACTGTTTTGGGTAAAGCTGTTGCTCGACATACATTTTTAGTTAATGATGGATTGAAAGTTGATTATGTAGACCCAGCTAACTTTATTCATAGCTATACTGAGGAGAATGATTTTTCAGATTGCTATTATTTTGGAGAGGTTAAACAGGTACATTATACAGAGCTTTTAAAAATAAATCCAAATCTAACTGATGAACAACTAAAAGAAATTAGAAACGCTTCATCAGCTTGGTATAGTTACTTTCCAATTATTCGTAATTATCAAGACGATGCTTTTTTAAATGAAGTAGTTACATTACTTTATTTTAACTATAAGACCACAAAAAGATTTGTATGGAAGAAAAAAATTCTTGAGAATGGTGGTGAGCGAGTAATTAGAAAGAGCGATACGTTCAATCCTCCTGTAGAGGAAGGAATGATGTTTGAGAAAGTAGAAGCTGTTCGTGACGTTTGGTATGAAGGTATATTAGTTGGTGGGTCAAATATCTTATTGAAATGGGATATGATGAAGAACATGGTTCGACCTAAGTCAGCTACTCAAAAAGCACTTCCTAACTATGTGATATTTGCACCTAGAATGTATAAGGGTAACACTGAGTCATTGGTTAGACGTATGATTCCTTTTGCTGATCAAATACAACTTACACACTTGAAGTTACAGCAAGTAATGGCTAGAGTAGTTCCAGATGGTGTATTCATTGATGCTGATGGTATTAATGAAGTTGATCTTGGTACAGGGGCTGCATACAATCCAGAGGATGCATTAAAACTTTACTTCCAAACAGGTAGTGTTATTGGTAGAAGTTACACACAAGATGGTGAATTCAATAACGCACGAGTTCCTATTCAAGAGTTAAATTCAAATAGTGGTCAATCTAAAATGGCTGCTTTGATAAACAGCTATAATCACTATCTAAACATGATACGTGATGTTACCGGCATTAATGAGGTACGCGATGGATCTACACCAAGTCCTGATGCTTTAGTTGGTGTTCAGAAGTTAGCTGCATTGAATTCAAATACAGCAACTCGACACATATTAGAAGGTGGTCTTAATATGACTAAGAAACTAGCTGAGTGTTTATCAATACGAATTGCTGACATATTAGAGTACTCTGACTTTGCTGAAGAGTTTGCAATGCAGATAGGCAAGTATAATGTTGCTATTCTTGATGATATTAAGGAGCTTTATTTGCATGACTTTGGTATATTCATTGAGTTAGCACCAGATGAAGAACAAAGACAAATGCTTGAGGCAAATATTCAAGTATCTCTTCAACAACAAACAATTGACCTTGAGGATGCTATTGATATTAGAATGGTAAATAATATCAAGTTAGCTAATGAATTACTTAAATTGAAAAGAAGAAAGAGAATGGAGCAGAAGCAGAAGGAGCAAGAAATGCAATTCCAAATGCAGATGCAAAGCAACATTCAATCTCAACAAGCTGCTGCTGAATCTAAAGCTCAGTTGGTTCAACTTGAAGCTCAATCTAAGATACAAATAAGAGAAGCTGAAATGAATTTTGCTGTTCAACAAATGCAAGCAGAGGCAGCAATAAAAGCTCAATTGATGGATAAAGAGTTCCAATATAATATGCAATTGAAAGGTATTGAAACTGATAATCTAATGAAGCGTGAAGAGAAGAAAGAAGAAGCTAAAGACAAGCGAGTTGATCTTCAAGCAACAAGACAATCAGAGCTCATTAATCAAAGAAAAAATAATTTACCTCCATTAAACTTTGAAAGTACTGAAGATTCATTGGATGGTTTTGACTTAGAATCATTTAATCCAAAGTAGTATGAGAAATAGCAAATTAAAGGTAAAACCTTATGGAAGTCTTGTTGCATCGCCAACAAGTGGATATGATGTAAGCGCAGGAGCTACCGTATCAAAAGGTCCATTATCAGTATCTGTGACTAGATCGAAAGGTTCTGATTATCAAGCTGAAACTAATGTTGATGTTAGCTTGTCATTTCCTATAACCAAAAAGGTTAAGACAAAACATAAGCTTTAATTTATGGCATATATAGAACATAATTTCTTTCCTTTGAAGGTATTCGTTAGGAATGAATATATGTATCAATTTAAAAAAGGGCATGGTGAGTTTACTGAAGGTGTAATTATTTCAGTAAGATGTATGCCTGGACAGGCAGCATTATTTCAGGTATTGCTTGAGAATGGCGTTATGAGAGATAAGCTACCTAGTCATGCTTTATTGACTGAAGCAGAGTTGCCTGATCCTGACTTACCTTTCCATTATTTACAGATATGGAATTGTTTTAGCTATAGATTTACACTTACACAATTATCATATGTGTATGACACTAATGTTGATGTATACATGAAAGATAGGCAGTGGCATAAAGGGGTTTATTATGCTACAATTAATTGGGGATCTAATGATATAAATACTGATATAACATTAGCTGAAGACCCACTAGAACACAAGTCACATCATATTATACTACTTGACAACGGTCAAATAGCATTACAACCAAACAATAGGATTCGATGGTATGAGCCATCTTTTGTTACAAAAGAGTTCCCATCTAAGCCTGACTATTTGGTTAACAACACTTGGTTTAACTGCGAAGGTTTTGACAAGTGGCATACTGAGGATTCAGATGTTATGTTTTATGATAATATAGATGCAGATTAATCGGGTTTTTTCCGATTATTTGCATGAATTTTTGCAACTGAATAGCAGCCAAAACGTCAAAAAAAAACGTTGTTTTGGCACTTATTCATGTATAATATATTAGCTATTTGAGCCATATTTATATGCTTTTGCATAATATATTAGCCATTATTAGCAGTTTATATGTAATAAAATATAATTATTATCTTTGTAAAAAATAAATCAAATAAAATGGAAGGTGAATTTAAAGTAAGAGCAGTAGAGTTTGAAGAAAAGTCTGTTGCCGAAGTAGAAGAACAGCTACTAAAAGAACACGAAGAAAAGACAGGTTTTGTATCTACGGAAGAGCCACCTGTTGATAAAGTAGTAATTGAAGAAACACCACCTCAAAATGAGGTAGTAGTTGAACCTCAAGAGATTGAGATAGACGACAACAAAGTTCTTTCATATATTGGAAAAAGATATAACAAAGAGATTAGCAATCTTGATGAGTTATTTGAACAACGTTCAAGTAATGATGATTTAGATCCTGAGGTTGCTACTTATTTGAAGTATAAAAAAGAAACTGGTCGTGGAATTGAAGACTTTATAAAGTTAAATAAGGACTATGATTCAATGGACCAGGACCAATTGCTTTTTGAATATCGCAAGAATCAAGATAAAGATCTTGATGTTGAAGATATCAAATTCGATCTTGACACTCAGTTTGGATATGACCCAGACTTTGATGATGAGAAAGAAATTAAGAAGAAGCAGTTGGCTAAGAAAAAAGAACTCACTAAAGCCAAGGAATATTTCAACAGCTTGAAAGAACAGTACAAAGTTCCTCTTGAGTCAAGAGAATCTTTTGTTCCTAAAGAAGAGAAAGAAACCTATGAGGCTTATAAGAGTTATAAACAAGCTGCGACTCAAGCTGAGGAAGAGCAGGTGAAAAGGTCAAAGTATTTTGCTGAAAAGACTTCTGAGTTATTCTCTGAAAAGTTCGAAGGTTTCGGATTTAGTTTGGATGAGAATAAGAAAGTGGTTTATAAACCGGCAGAAACACCTGACTTACTAAAAGAGCAATCAAATCTTCAGACCTTTGTATCAAAGTTCTTGAATGATGAAGGCTACTTAAAGGATGCTGAATCTTTCCATCGTGCTATTGCAGTTGCTTCGAATCCAGAGAAGTTTGCCAAGTTCTTCTACGAGAAGGGAATGGCAGATGCAGTTAACAATGTTGCCAAAGAGTCTAAAAACATAGACATGACTCGACAAGCAACACAAGTTACTCCAGCTCCAGGTTTCAGAGTTACGGCTATAGATGATGATCGTGGCAACAGATTAGTAATTAGAAACAAAAACAAAAACTAAAAAAAATGTCTGGAACATTACAAGCGAGTCCTGGTGTTGCAATTACACCTAGCTCAGTAAAGGCAACATTGCCTACAAACTACATCACTAACTTTGACTTCTTAAGTCAGTATCTTCCTGATACTTACGAGCAAGAATTCGAGCGTTATGGAAACCGATCTATTGCATCTTTCTTGCGAATGGTTGGTGCTGAAATCCCTACTAACTCTGATTTGATTAAGTGGGCAGAGCAAGGTCGTTTACATACTAAGTACACTGCTGTTACAGCTGTTGGTGCTTCAGGTGGTGATGACGTTGTTACTTTTGATATTGGTACAGGAACTTGTGTATTCCGTATTGGTCAAACTGTATTTTTATCTAACAATGCTTCTGCTGCTTCTTCTTATAAAGGAGTAATTACTGCATTGCCAAATGCTGATCAATTTACTGTTGCATTTTATAATGCAGGTGGTATTTTAGCAGGTGATACAGGAGCTACATTTACTGCATTTGTTTATGGTTCTGAGTTCAAAAAAGGAACTGCTGGAATGCAAGGTTCATTAGAAGCTCAAGATTTGATTTTTGACAACAAACCTATTATCATCAAAGATAAGTATGTTGTATCAGGATCTGATATGGCTCAAATCGGATGGGTAGAGGTAACTACTGAGAACGGTGCTACAGGTTACTTATGGTACATGAAGTCAGAGCACGAAACTCGTCTACGTTTTGAAGATTATCTTGAAATGGCAATGGTTGAAGGTGTTCCTGCTGAAGTAAATTCAGGTGCTGCTGCTCAACTTGGTTCTGGTGCTTATCCTGCTGGATCTACAAATCCTTACAACGCTGGTACTCAAGGTATGTTCAATGCTATTGAATCAAGAGGAAATGTTTGGTCTGGTGGTAATCCATCTGCTTTGGCTGACTTTGATACTATCGTACAACGTCTTGACAAGCAAGGAGCTATTGCTGAGAACGCATTGTTCTTGAATCGTCAATTCTCTTTTGATATCGATGATATGTTAGCTGCTCAAAACTCTTATGGAGTTGGTGGAACATCTTATGGATTGTTCGATAACAGCGAGCAAATGGCTTTGAACCTTGGATTCACTGGATTCAGAAGAGGTTATGAGTTCTACAAAACTGACTGGAAATATCTTAACGATGCTACTCTTCGTGGTGGTCTAGTTGGTGGAGCTGTTAATGGAGTATTAGTTCCTGCTGGTACAACTACAGTTTATGATCAAGTTCTTGGTAAAAACGCAAAACGTCCATTCTTACACGTTCGATTCAGAGCTTCTGAGACTGAGAATCGTCGTTACAAAACTTGGATGACTGGTTCTGCTGGTGGTGCTTCTACTAGTGACTTAGATGCAATGGAAGTTAATTTCTTATCTGAAAGAGCACTTTGTACACTTGGAGCTAACAACTTCTTTATCTTCAAAGGATAAGAATAAATACAGAGAGGGTGTAAAAGCCCTCTCTATTTTTTTAAAAATTTAAATTATATAAAATGGAAAAGTTACAAATTAAGAGAGTAAATCTCGAACCGAAAGACAGAACATACGTTCTAAGAAACAATCAGTCACCTTTGTCTTATTACATAGCTTCAAAGGATACACCAAGACAACGTTTACTTTATTATTGTGAAGAAACAAACTCAAATCACCCATTACGTTATGCTCGTAATTCAAAAAGTCCTTTTCAAGAAGAACAAGACCAAAATGTAATAGTTGAGCCAATTGTATTTGAAGATGGTATTTTAACAGTACCTAAAACAAATCCTGTATTACAACAATTTTTATATTATCATCCTGGTAATGGTAGTGAGTTTTTTGAATTTGATAACGAAAAAGATGCTGAGGAAGATATTCAATCAATGTATTCTGAACTTGATGCACAGTTGGCTGCTAGAGATTTGGCTGCAAATGATTTTAATACATTAGAAGCTGTTGCTAGAATTTTAATTGGTTCAAGAGCTGATAAAATGAGCAGTTCTGAAATAAAGAGAGATATGATGATGTATGCAAAGAGATATCCGCAAGATTTCTTGGAAGCTGTAAATGATCCATCTTTAAAAATAAATAACATAGCTGCAAGAGCGATATCTGATGGTTATTTAGTAATGAAGAATCATGGTAAAGACATGTATTTCAATTTAAAAGAAAATAAAAAGAAATTGTTAACAGTTCCGTATGGTGCTAATGCTACTTCTATTTTGGCTTCATATTTACAATCAGATGAGGGTATAGAACTGTATCAATTCTTAGAAGATAAATTATCAAATAATTAGTATATTTGCGTTGTTATTAATAATTAAAACGTTTTAAGATGAACAGAAAATTTTTACAATTTACGATTGGAGCTGCTGATGCACTTCCAAAGGCGTTGATTTCAGCAAATGCTGATTATTTAATTACAATGCCAACTAATGCTACATTGGTATTGACTGCGATTGGTGGTGTTGCTACTGCTGATGTAATTACAATTACATTTACTACTGCTGATGCTACTTACGCATCTCATTATGCAGTTGTTAATGCATTAGCTTTAGCTAATAGCGCAGCTTCAAATCCTGATGCTATTATCGTACCTGCATTACCATTAGTTGGTGCTACACAGCAATTAATCACATCTGTTGCTATCGCTTAATAGCAATCAAACTAGAAAGGAAGAGGCACTTATTGTAAGTGCCTTTTTTTATTTATCTTTGTAAGTATGATAAACGAAGTTAGAAATACAGTTCTGTCTATATTAGCAAAAGACAACCGAGGATACATCACTCCATTTGAATTCAATCTGTATGCTAAGCAAGCACAATTGGAAGTGTTTGAACGATATATCTATCTATATAGCAATGCAATCATCAAGCAAAATCAAAGAATGCATGGTGAAGGCTATTCTGATGTTCCTAAAAAACTATCTGAAGTTTTGGATACCTTTTATAAGGTAGATACATTGACTTATACATCTCCATATTTTGAAGCTCCGGCAGATAGTTATTTTATTCAGAAATTAGTTTTGAATAACAAAGAAATAGAAAAAGTTAGTCATCAAAAAGCTCTTTATTTATTGGCATCAAATCTAACTGCACCATCGGTTTCTTACCCTGTCTATACATTAATGGATAATGATGGAACAACTACAGCAAGAGCAAACTTTATGGTTTATCCTAATACGATAAATGCTAGTGTTGATGCTCATTATTTAAGGTATCCGAAAGAGCCTAAGTGGACCTATACATCTGTAGGTGGTGATCCATTATTTAATCCATCTGCTGTTGACTATCAAGATTTTGAAATGCCAATGAGTGACTTCTCTGACTTGGTTGTTAAGATATTACAATACGCTGGTGTATCAATAAGAGAACAAGAAGTAATAGCAGCTGCTAAGACTGAAGAACTACAAGAAATACAACAAAAACAATAATAAATGGCATACATTACTAACTATCAATATTATACTAACAATGGTGTAATACCTGAGGACACGAATTGGGGTTCATATCAATACGTTAGCCTTGCTGATATAGTTAACAACTTCATGCTTATGTATGTTGGCAATGATAAACTTGTCAATAATGTTGAGCGATATACTGTCTTGTTTCATGCAAAGAGAGCTATTCAAGAATTAAACTATGATGCATTAAGAAACATTAAAGTGTTGGAATTACACTTAGATGACAGCTTAAAGATGGTATTACCTCCTGATTATGTTAACTATGTCAGAATATCATTATTAAGAGATGGCGTATTGCTACAATTAACTGAGAATAGAACAATACTTTCAGCAACTGCATATTTACAAGATAATAACTATAACATCATTTTTGACTTAAATGGTGAAGTTGTTACAGGTACATCAAAGGTGGACATGATGAGACTTGACAAACAACTTTACACAGGCCCAGGTCCTTACAATGGTACTTATGGTTGGAATTACAATGGTGATTGGTATTTTGGTTATAACATGGGTGGTCGATATGGATTGGCTACTGATGAAGCAAATGGGAATCCTAAGTTTACTATAAACAAAGCAGCAGGTGTTATTGATTTTTCTAGTGGTGTTGAGGATGGTTATGTTGTGCTTGAGTACATTTCAGATGGAATGGAAAATGGTGATGATTCTCTCATCACAATCAACAAGTTAGCTGAGGAATACATTTACAACTATTTAAAGTGGGCTATATTGAACAATAAAACTATGGTTCAAGAATTCATAATAAATAGAGTTCGAAAGGACAAAACAGCTTCTTTAAGAAATACAAAAATAAGATTAAGTAATTTACATCCAGCAAGACTACTTATGTCATTAAGAGGTCGTGATAAAATTATAAAATAATGGAATTAAAAAAGACTTTTATTGCCGGTAAGATGAATAAGGATCTTGACGAGAGACTTGTTCCTGATGGTGAATTTATAGATGCATTGAATGTTACGATTGACACAACGTCAGGATCTAATATTGGTGCTGTATCAAACTCACTTGGCAATACATTAGTGACTAACATACAGCAATTGATTGAGGATAGAGGTGTAGTGTATGTTGGTTCGAACGCTAAAACTATCGGTGCTGTTACTTATGAGGCTGACAACTTAATATATTGGTTGGTTACTAGTGATAACTTTGATGCTATATTTGAGTATAGTGAAGTATTTCAATTAACAAGCATAGTATTATTATGTACTCAAGGTCAACTTAATTTTAGTAAGAACTACCCTGTAACTGGCATTAATTTTATTCCTGCATCTAAAGGTGAAGGACCATTCATATATTGGACAGATGGGTTAAATCCACCAAGGAGAATAAATGTATCAAGATGTAAAGGTTATACGACAGATGATGCAAAAATAGTTGATGATATTGACGTTATTCTTAGGCCACCTTTATATTCGCCTAAGATTGATTTAGAATTAGTTTCATCTTTAAACATATCTAATAATATTCAAGATAAATTTATTTATTTTTCATATCGATTTAAATATAAAGACAATCAATATAGTTCATTAGCACCATTTTCAGCTGTTGCTTTTCATGCAAGTTCTTTTACATATGATTATAATACAGGCGATAACAAGGGTATGCTTAATAAATATAATCAAGTTAATGTAACATTTGATACAGGTAGTGAATTTGTTGAAGAGATACAAGCATTATATTTTGATACATATAAGCTTAATGTTTATATAATTGATAATTACAACAAATCAGACATTCCAATATCTGATAACTCAAAGTATACTATAACATTTAATGCTAATAAGATATACACTCCAATTGAGTCAAGTGAGGTAACAAGACTATTTGACAATGTTCCATTAACTGCTAAAGCTCAAGAGATAATTGGCAACAGATTGGTTTATGGTAACTACGTTCAATTTAGAGATATTGTAAATTCAAATGGTGTTAAGATTATTCCTAATTACACATTAGAGCTTAGCTCTGAAGCTATAACAACTGCACCAAAAAAAACATTTAGAAGTGATCGTGATTATGAAATAGGGGTTGTATATTTGGATGAGTATGGTAGAATGACAACTGCTTTAACGAGCAAGGAAAACGTATTGTATATACCATCTGCTAATTCAGATACAGCTAATTCAATTAAACTTACATTAAATAATGAGCCACCATTTTGGGCTACCAACTATAGATTTGTGATAAAACAAGCTCAAGGTGATTATTACAATATATTTCCGAGATTAGTGGTTGTGGATGGTAATTTTAGATACTTCTTAATTAATGAGGCAGATAGAGATAAAATAACTATCGGTGGATATATTATATTTAAAACTTCAAATGCTGTAGCCACTTATTCAAATAAGCAATTTAAAGTTCTTGAACTTGAGTATAAAACAGCTAGTTCGCCATTTACAATTGAAGGGGTGTATTTTAAAATTAAAGCAGATCCTTTTGATACGTTTTTAGAAAACAATTTGCTTTATACTGATAAGAGTAGTTTAGGTAATGGACCTAAAAGAGATGTTTGTGGTAATGATCCTGCTTATTTTATTCCATTGTTAAATGCATTATTCTATATCAATAAATCTTTTTACTCAAGTACTGGAGACAACACTCTTACAGAACCGTATATGTCTGGTTCGCCAAATGTAGATATTCAGTATAACCCACCTATGCCTCTTTCTACACCAGGGAATGATATTAGAATTTCTGTAAAAATGGTATCAACAAATGTGCTAATTCCAAATATTGCAGATAGTTTTCAATGGACTATCGAGCCAGATGCAAATTCAGGTTATAGCTCTAGTATTTCTATTGCTTCATCTGTAACCATATTTACTCCTTACACTTCTGGTGATTATTCGTTATTGTTTGATACTTCATCTGCTTACAATGTTGGAGACATTTATGTGTTTAACGTTAGAGCTACTGATGGTCCATACACAAGTACTGTTATAGATACTGTAAATGGCTCAGGTACAAGTGGTGTTCCAATCGGAGGTACATTAGATGATTTTGATCCAGACGATTATGGTGGTCACTCTATTTTGCAATTTAATCAACCTATATATCCAGGCGCAAGTATTGAAATAAATATACTTACTGATGGAGTAAATATTGGAGATAGGGCTCAGTCTAATTCTTTTACCAATAATGATGCATATTACAAAAACCTAGAGGAGTGGTTTTGGAAGTCAGGAGCGTATAAAAATTTTCAATACATAGATTTTTCTAATGCATTACAGACTTCTTCTAATAATATAACATTTAGGAATTCAGCAGGTCCTGTAGGATATTCTTCTGGAGTTAGTAATTATATTACCGATGGAGGTGTAAATGGTATTACTTGTATGATGATTCGTGGTATAGGTGCTCCTGGTGGTGGTTCTTGCGATAGAAATATTATTGATGCAGAATTAAAAGTATCTCAAAATGAGTCTATTGAATTAGTTGCCGAAACAGTTCCTATAGTATCAGATATTGATGTATTCTATGAAATGCGTAAGACATATCGAATAGAGAATGGTAATCATATGGTATCGTGGCCTTATGCTGACTTTACTGATGCAGGTGCTTCATTTCCTTTAGTTCCAGCAGCAGCAGGCAAAACAGCACTTGGTCCATTGAATCCGTTATTGCCTACATCGACAGACTTAATGCATTCTTTTAATATAGGAGAAGTAGTTTATGTAAAAAATTCAGATACAGTTCCTCCAATAGAAGGGCCTCCTGATGGACCTTATACTATATTATATGTAACTGACTATGCTATTGTAATAGATTGGCCTTTTGTAGCAGGAACAACATTTCCAGGAAAAGTATTCTATAAGTCATGGGAAAGCGATCAGGACTTAAATGCTTCTCCAAGTCCTACACCATTAGTAGTAGAACTAAACAATGTAACATCTGACAACTCAGACTTCAACGCCTTTGCATTTGGAAATGGAGTTGAATCATATAGGATTTATGACAACTTCTTGAGGCCAACGATGAGATATAGTCCAAGAGCAACAAGTGTTATTGAGGACTATAAACAAGAAGAAAAGTTCTCATCACTTTGCTATAGTGGTATATTTAAAGGAGACACATCAACAAACAGACTTAACTCTTTTAATTTATCACAAGCGAACTTTAAGAATTTAGATAAGCAGTACGGACCGATACAAAAGTTGTATGCTCAAGATACCAATCTAATGGTATTACAGCAGGACAAAATAACGGCAGTTCTTTATGGAAAGAACTTGTTAGTTGATGCTGTTGGTGGTGGTCAAGTGGCATCTGTGCCGGAAGTACTAGGTAATCAAATTGTTCATCCATCTGAGTATGGTATTAGTAACAACCCTGAGAGTTTTGGTAAGTTCGCTAACTCTGTTTTCTTTACAGATGCTAGACGAGGAGCTGTACTTCAGATGACAGGTGATCAAGTTGTTGAGATATCAGCAAATGGTATGAAGAACTACTTTAGAGATGAGCTAAAAGACAATCCAAACACTCAGAAGTTAGGAGTATATGATCCATATAATGAAACTTACGTGTTGGCATTTACTGATGTTAGGCAAGGCACTTGTGAATTATCTATTAGTCAAAGCACGCTAACATTAGCTTGGAATACATTTGGGTTTCCATTCAATATGTTCTCAATAATGTCAAGTACATTTTGGACTGTTACATTGCAAGATACTGGAGATGGAACTAATTGGTTAACGTTGAATGTTGCTTCAGGTTATGGTGATCAAGACATAATATCTGATGTTGATAGTAATGATAGTGTTAATCCAAGAAGTGTTGATTTTGTTGTTGAATATTGCGATGGTGAAACTATAACATTTACATTGACTCAGGAAGGCAATGGTTCACCTGGTGAAGAATTATAATTTTGTAATATGTGTGATTGTATAAAAATAAACTACACTCCAATAGGTCAAGAACCTGTATCTATTGAAGTTACTGCTACAGGAGTAATTAATTCTAAAAACTATTATGAGTTTACTTATGATAGCCAAACATTAACAATTGCTTGGGGTGGAGTAGTTTGGGTAATGGGAGTTTATCTAGGTACTGATTTATGGATATTGGCTGATGATGTTGAATGTCCTATAGGTAATTGGGTAAATAATGATGACACTACATACTTCTCTGCATTTAGTATAGAAGAATGCATGCCTAGAAAAACTGTATCTTATTCTATGGTATCAACCGGTTGGAATTCATTTTGGTCTTATCAGCCTGATTGGATGACAGAGATGAATAGCACGTTCTATACTTTTAAAAATGGAGAGCTTTGGAAGCATAATGTAAATACGACTAGAAACAATTTCTATGGCCAACAATACCAATCAAGCATTAGAACAATTTTTAATGCTGATCCGTTAACAGTCAAGGTATTCAACACATTGTCACTTAACAGCACGCATCCTTGGACTGCCGACCTATATACCAACATAAGTGCAGGTACAATCGACTATACATATTTTGTTGAGAAGGAAGGGCAATGGTTCGCTTATGTCAGACGATTCAATAATACAATTGACGTAAAAGCGTTGTCTACTCAAGGAGTTGGGTCTGCTGATAGTGTTGACTCAACAACACCATCTGCGGTTGTACTTGACTTCTCATTTAATTTAGATTCAAGTATTAGTGTAGGTGATAAAATTTATAAGAATATAGGCTCTAATTTAGTATTGGTTGGAATTATTACTGATATATCAACAAATTCTATGACTATTGACACTACTATTGGAACTATCCCTGTAACAACTGACTTTTTAATATGCGTTAAAAATAGTCAAGCTGAATCATTTGGAGCAAGAGGGTACTATATGAATGTGTATTTGTATAACGATTCAATAGAGCAAGTTAAATTGTTTGCAATAGGCACTTCAGTATTCAAAAGTTTTCTGTAAATTTGTATATATTCAAATAATAAAATCATGGTTGGAGTTGGATTAGGGTTGGGATTATTGCAAGCTGGGTTAAATACTTTTCAAGCTATACAGTCTCAAAAAGCAATGAAACAAGCTGCACAGGCTAAATCTCAAGCGCAACAGCAATTAAAAAACATTAAAGAGTTTAACGCTTTTAAAGCAGTTCAAGTTCCCACTTTGGGATTTGATTTGGCACAACAATCAAAAGCTCAAGCAACCACTCAAGCGGTAGAGGCTGCAAAAGCAGCAGGAGCTGAAGGTGTTGCGGCTTTAGGAGGTATACTTGAAGCTGGATTTAAGCAAGATTTAGATATAGCAGCACAAGCAGGTGAAGCTAAATTTAGAAGAGATGCAATGCAAGCTGAGGCTGAACAAGGAATTCAGTCAAGACAAGCAGAAAGAGATTTTGCTATAGGCGCATATAATTTGCAAGATGCAACAGATAGAGAAAATCAAGCTAAACAGAATAGAAATGAAGCAATTGCAGGTGCAGTTAGCGCACTTGGAGGTGCTGCTCTTGGTGCTTTTGAAGATAGCGCATTGTATAAAAAAAATAAAACTACAAATTTTAATGTAGGTGATACTGCTAGTCAAGGTCAAGCAGGTTATGGCGTTCTATCTAATCAAAATCAACAGCCTCAACAAAATCAATGGTGGAATTCATTAACATATTAATTTAATTATGGCTACTAGAAATCCATACTACATACAACAAGAAAGTCAAATGGCAGAGCCTATTGATTGGAATACTGTAATAGGTGACTTGACTACTAGATATAGGACTATAAAAAAAGAAAGAGAGGGTCAAAGAGAAGCACTAGATGCATTAGTTGATACAAATAGTAAGATACTTCAAGCAACTCAACTTGGCAAAAGCCCTAATATTAATGAATTCATTCTAAGGGGTACTGAAATGGGTAGATCTAAGCTAAATGAATGGAATAAGTTATTAAAATCTGGTCAATTAAACCCATCGGAATATAAAAATAGAATTAATAACTTAATGGATAGTTGGAATCAACTTGCAATTACCACTAAGACCTATGATGAAAGGATGCAAGAGATTTTTAAAAATCAGCAACCTGATGAGAATGGTGTGGTTAAAGGTTCGGCACTTGAGTTAGAAAGAGCAAATGAATTAGCTCAATATCAAGATTTAAAAAATAAAACATTGATGTTCGATGATCCAACAGGAAAAATATTTTTAGCTAAAATTAATAATGAAGGTATATTAGATCCTACTTCAGTAACAGATCCTAGAGCATTAAATAATTTCGCTAATATAATTGATAACAAAGTTCAGCTTGCTAGTTTAGTTGATGCAGGAACTGAAGGTTGGAAAACATTTAAAATTGAAAATGGTCAAAGAACAGTTAATGATATTAGACAAAACAAAGATGCTTACGCTAAAGCAAAAGCTTCTTTAATAAATGGTATATTAAGCAATAATAGCGCAATAGCGAGTGTTCTTACTGATTACACAAATGATGAATATGACTATTATTTAAATAATGATGATTTTTTATCTAGAGTTCAAAAAAGAATACAAACTGAAAATTATGCTAGAGAGCTTAATAATAAGCAACCTATGACAGAAGATGAGTTAAATAAATTTATTGAATCTCAAAAAAGCAAATTTATACTTTTAACGCATGATGATCAAGGTATATTGCAACCTCAACCGACTGAAGCACAAAGAAAAGCTGCTCTTGATACCGTTGATGCTGAGATTGAAATAAGAATGGGCAAGGAGGAGATAATGGACGAACCTTACAGAGGTGGAACAGGTGGAAGTGGTGCAGGTGGTGGATCTACCAAGTCAGATAATTTTGCAGTTTCCACTTATATAGCAGCAAATAAAGCATTAGAGCAAGGTGATTTTTCTAACTTAGATAACGATCAATATAACTTTAGTCAAGGAACTGATTCGAGTGGTAAAAAGTTTGTTAAGGTATCTAAAAGAGCATACGATGAAAGAAGCAAAACTTATTATAATGATCCAAAAGCTAAAGTTATAAGAGTTTATTCAGCTGATGGTTTAGCTTCATACATTAAAGGAATGGATAAACAAAAGAATTTACCTACATCCATATACAATAGTGGTAAGAATGATTTCTTTAAATTGAATAACTATACATTACCAGGTACATATAAACAAGGACAAAGTAGTGGTCAATCAAACGATCCATTAGGTTTAGGAATTTAATAAAAAAAATAAGTTATGCCATTAGATTATATCGAGTTTGCTAAAAAAATTAAAAGTAAATATCCAGAGTACAATGATATTGATGATTTAACTTTGGCAAAAAAAATGATTGAAAAGTATCCTGAATACAAAAACGAAGTGTCTTTTGATTCTGTATTAAAAAAAAAAGAGGTTTCACAATCAACACAAAAACAAAAAGTTACTTCTTCGGTTACATCAAAGACGGCTCAAAAACAGCCTTCGGTATCTTCTGTAGAAGACAAACCAATCGTTCTTGATTATGAAGGAAATCGAGTAGATAAACAAAATAAAGGGATAAGTAATTATTCAAAGTATAGGAAAATTGGTGATCAATATTATAAAGGACAAGGAGAGATATTTAATAATTACCCTGGTAAAGAAGGAAAAGCGTATAGATTTGATAATGGTAAATGGTTTGAATATAGTTCTACAATATCAGGTGCTAATGGAGATGTTAATGTCTTAGATAGTCCTATTAAAGATCCAATGCGTGTAGATGCATTAAACAGACAATTTAAAAAACAAGGAGGTACTGAGCAAGGTGTTCTAGTTGGTTATCCTGGAAAGGAACAAAATGAATATAAGATAGAAAATAATCAATGGAAAAAAAGAACTCCTGAAAATAAAACATGGGTTACTATAACTAATGAAGGATCTATAAATGCTTTAAATAATTATTTTAAAAAAGACATATATGCTGAAAAAGATCAATCTAAAATATCTAAATTAAAACAAGATAATCAATATTCTGTTGACTTTAATAGAAACTTAAAATCAATAAATTCAAAACTTATTGGAGGTGAAGAAGAATCAGTTGTTCCAACATTAATTAAAAAATTTCCAACTTTTAAATTTAATGAAACTGGAGCAGGAGACAGAATGATTGTAACAGCTCCAAATGGCCAACAAAAAACAATTATTCTTGACAATTGGACTTGGGATGAAGATAAAAGAAATTCCGATGAGCTTATTGGTTGGATGCAAGCCAATAACCTTACTCCATCAGAACAAGAAAAGTTAAATGATTTAAGATTTAAATCAAGGGAAGAAGAAAGGTATATTGCTCCTGGAATTGGTGACACAACAGCTGTAATAGCCAGAAGAGAATCACGTGAACAAAAATTAGCAAAAGAAGTTTTCAATATAAATAAAAAAATATCTAAAGATTCAGAACAATTCTTGAGTCAAGAGGAACAAGTAAGAAAACAAGCAAGAGAATCTAGATATCAATGGATGCCTATAAAATCTCAAAAAGTAAAAGAGATTCAAGATGAGTATTCAAAATATTTAAAAGATCCTAGTGGAATGAGTAAATATGACCAAGTTAGGGCTCAATCTGCTTTAGGTTCATTAATTAAAGATAATGAAACAATTAAGAATGCATATAAATATCAAAATGATATAAAATATAATATAGATTCATATAAGAATAAATCAAAAAAAGCTGAGTCATATATTTTATCATTGAATGAAAAATACATAAATGGTGAAATAACTAAGGAAGAATTTGAAAATGAGATTAATCTAAAACAAAAAGAATTATTAGATCAAGATAGAGAAATAAAAAATCAAATAAAAATATCAGATCATTTAACTAAATCAGTAAATCAATCGGTAGCTGAAAATTATTTAATATCTGAAACTAAAGGAGGATTAGGAGGAGGATTAGTTTTAAGTGGTATAAAAGGAATGCTTTCTCCAGTTAGATTATTAATGGAAGCAAGTGGTGAAAAAATGTCAGCTGAACAATGGCATGAGGCTATAAAAGGAGCTGTTTCGCCATTTTGGGATTTTCAAACTAGTTTAGATTACTTGCGTTCAGAAGAAAGACCTGATTTATATAAAGCTGCTTTTTCCGTATCTGAATCGTTAGGAGCTATGTTGCCAATGGCTGTAACTGGAGGAGCAACGGCTTTAGGGACAGGTGTGTTAGGTACAGGTACAATGGGTGCAGTAGCATTTTATCCAATGTCTTACTATGAAATGAAAGACGAATTAGAGGATATTAAAATTCCTGAATCTCATAAAGTAGGTATGGCGGCTATATATGGACTTGTAGCTTCTACACTTGAGTCTATAGGAATGCAATATGTTATGGGTAAATTTAATACTGCTACAGGAACTGCAATAAAAAGAAATATACTTAGAAATGTTTTATCTAAATCTATTCCAAAAGATGCACCAAAAGAATTTATTGATGCGCTTGTAAGAACTGAAACAAAAGCTTATTTAGCTAACTTAGGATTAACAACTGGTGGAGCTATGTTAGTTGAAGGAACAACCGAATCATTACAAAGTTTAACAGGAGCTGGAATAAAGGAATCATATGACCTAGCTAATAAAAAGGATTTGTTTAATACAACGGGATTAAAAGATGTAGTTAAAGGAGCTTTATATGAAGGTTATTTAGGTGCGTTAGGTGGTGGTATGGTTCATAGCATATATGTTGCTAAAGATTCGTATCAAAGAAAAAAACAATTAAATAGCGTTGAGTTAAATCTTTTAATGATGGCAGCTAAGACTGAGGGTATAAGTGAAGCACTCATGACAAATCTTAAAGCTGATATGTTAAATGGAAGAATGACAAAACAAGAGGCTATAGATATAATTGCAAATTTTAATACAGTAAGAGGAAATTTAAATCAAATGCCTGAAAACTTAACTCCTGAAGCTCAATCAGTATCATTGAGTTTAATGATGGAGAGAGACAGACTTAATAAACAAATAGAAGGTAAAGATTTAAATCTCGTTAAACCTCAAACAGAAAGAATTAATGAGATAAATACACGCCTACAAGAAATAGCAAAAGAAAGTTCCGTTCAAGTAGAAACTACAATTGGCGTAGAAATAGAGGAAGGAAAACCTCAAGTTGTTGCCGAAGAAGTTATACCTCAAGAAGAAATAGCTACAAGACAAAGAGATACTGAGTCAAGTATTAAAAGAAAAGACTTATTTAATGGTGTTGGAGCTTTTTCTAGAGAATTAGGAGGCAGTGATGTAGATGCTGTTCCGGTATCTCATTCTGAAGAAAAAGGAATAGAGTTTGTTCAATATGCAAATCCTAATACTGGATCTATAGACGTTATTGTAACTGGTACATCAAACAACGACTTTGTAGGGTACTATCGTATTTATGAAAATGGGAAGCCTACTAACAAATGGAGCTCTAAGTTTGAAAACCAATCAAGAAACAAAGAGAACTTCAAAACAATGATTAGTGGCGTACAAGCCATGCTTCCTGAAGGACATCAATATACAGAAAAAACATCTATATCTACTGACGGATTAAGAGTTTGGAATCAACAATTAGAAAGAGGATACGAACTTCAGTACGACAAAAATGGAAATTTAATAACAAATGAAGTAGCAATAAACGGAGATTCTATTGAAAATGTATTAGGTGTCGATGTAAATAAAGGTAGCTTTGAGTCAATAAGAGCTACTAGAGAAGAATTTGAAATTATAAAAAAAGCACTTATTCCTTATATGGAAAAATTTGGATTAGGAGCTGAAAATATTAAATTAAAAATTGCTGGAATTAATGTTCCAGGAGCGAAAGGTCTTGTTACCATAGACCTACCTGTATTACTTAGGTCTAAAACAAAAGCGGATGCCGTTCAAGGAGAAGTTACAATTGGCCGAGAAGTGGAGGAAGGAGAACCCCAAGCAAAACCTCAAGACGCTACCGAAAAAAGTCAAGCAATCCAAGAAGTAGTTGAGACTGAAGAGGATATTAAGGCTAAGGAAATAATGACGCAATTGGCAAATGCTGAACGTACTATGATACAATTAGGCAGGTCTAAAAATCCAAACAATACTGATGAAGTTACATACACTGACTTGAGTGATGTGAGTGTTAAGGATGACTTCACACCTTTCTATAAGTCAATTACTGATTACTTAAAAAAGAACAATGAGGTTACTATATATGACAAAGCTAATAACAAAACATATAGATTTAACCTTGATGGTAATACACTTGTATCAACATTAGTTCCTAATGTGAAAGCTGAGGCTACTCAAGTTGAAGCTCAACCTGTTGTTAAACCTGTTGCTAGAAAATCATCTAAACAAAACTTAGTCACACAAGAAAATGTTGAAGAATTAAGAGCTCAACAAACTACACCTAGAGCACAAAAGATTTTTACTGCTGCTAAGTTAGCAATGAAAGCACTTCCTGGTGTTAATATTTACATTCATAAGAATAAAGCTGAATACGAGGCTGGTATAAATGAAGTTGCTGATAATAATGAATATGGTTCTTATTTAAATGGTGAAATTCATATAAATTTAGAGGGAGCTAATGTTGTAACAATATTACATGAAGCTATGCACCATGCTCTTGTCGTTAAAGGTATTAAATCAGGAGCAATGCTTGATTTAGCTAGAGGGTTAAAATCAGTTATATCAGATAAACAATTAAAACAAAGATTAGAAGAATTTACATCTAGATATAAAGAAGAGGATGATAGAGCAGAAGAATATGCAGCTGAACTTGGTGCTATTATGGCAGAAGCTAAGCAAGAATTAACTACAACTAAATTCCAACAATTTAAAAACTTAATAAATAAGATAGCTAAAAAATTAGGTTTACCTGTTGTTTTTTCTGAAGCTGCTAATGCTAAGAATGCAGTTGACTTTATGAATAGTTTAACAAAAGCTATTAGAACTGGAGAAAATATTGAACCATATACAAGTGGTGAGTCAGCTACTGTTATAAAAAATGCTCCATTAAAAGTTAGGAAAAAAAGAATATCTCAATATACTGCTGATTTTATTGCTAAGTTACCAATTAAAACACTAAAAGAAGTAATTAGTAAATATGAAGGAAGAATATTCTTTGTTCAGTCAGATGCTACAGGTGTAGGATATGACTCAAAAGGAGATCCAATTTATGGAGGCCTTGGTTATATAACTATAAAAGAAAATGTAGATGGGTCAATTGGATTTGCCTCTGTAGATGATGGTACAGCTAAGACAACTATATCTAAAATGATTAATAGATATGGTGAAGGTAAAAAAGTTGGAGTATTTATAATGATACAAAATCCTAGTTCAACAGTTGGTAATTATTACGGAGCTAAATATTTTGGAAGAGCATTAATTGAATTGCAGAAAAAAAGCAAAACAAATTATAAAGATATTGCTAATTCATTTATAGATTATATTAAATCAAACAAAAAAATTGTAGATGAGTTAAATAAAAATAAAACTCAACAGAAATTAATTGATTTAATTAAAAATCCAGAAAAGTACAATGAGAAAACATTTGCTAATGAATTTATAAAAGATACAACATTTGAGGCAAGAAGAAATATTTTAGAATCATTGATTCCTGTAACAGTAGATGTAAAAACTAATAAATCAACTCCATACATAAAACAATCTTTAAAGGATATTGGATTTAGTAGAATAGAGTTTCTAAAAGAATATGGAGATAATACACTATTCACCGAAGATATGTATCTAGGTAATGAAGGTGGTTTTTTAGCAGCTGGATTTGAAATTGAATTACCTAAAAAAGAACAATTAGATGAATTTATTTCAAAGTATAAAAACAACGGAGTAAAGCACCCTCAGTTCAACGGCAAGCTACCAAATACAGGTGAGTCATTTTTGCTAGATGGTTTATATCCAGTAAATGAAAATTTTGTTGAGTTTGCAAAAGATGAAACAATAATAGATAAAGATGTTTTGTCAGATGAAGAATTAAAAAAGGTGGTTCAAGAAAACTTCCCTAATGACTCGTTCTATGAAGATAAATTCACTAGTATTAACTCAGAAAATTACATACCAAGAGAAAATAGAACATATTCACATTTAAAAACTCCAAATAAAATAATATTTAAAAGTAATCTTGAAAAAACAAATCCAAAAGCATTAAAATCTAAACCTTCTGATGTAGCAACCAATGTAGCTAGAGGTATGGGATTTTCACCTGAAGTTGGAGAAAAACAAAAACAACTAACACAAAAAACAGAATTTACTAAAAGAGAAGCTCAAGCTAAACGTAAAAAGCAATTATCAGATAGTAAAGATATAGCAATTCAAAAAGCAAAAGAAAAATACACACTATCAGTTGAACAAAGAGGTAATCCACATAAGCAAGGTGTTGATGCTGCCTTGAATGATTTACGTAAATCAGATTGGTATAATACTGCTGATGATACTCAGAGAGAAAATGCTGAGAGAGAGTTGAAAGAGTTCTTTGGTGAAAGACTGAAGAAAGCTCCATCGGTAGCTAAGATAACAGGTAAGCCGAAAGCTAAAAAGGTAGCTATCAAAGATGAGTATAAAGCAATGATTACTCAGATTAAGATGGAGGCCAAAGCAGCTCGTGAAGCAAAGGCTGATTTGAATGCTAAGAGAAAGATGTTAGCTGCTGCTATTAGTGGTATGGTTAAGACCGGTAAAATAAAAGCTAGCCAAGCAGCTGTATTAGTTAAGCGTGTTAGCAGTTTAAACCTTGACAATCCTGTAATGGTTGAGCGATTTACAAATTACGCTCAAAGGGTATTTGAAAGAGCTGACTACCAACAAAGATTAGACGATGCATTTAAAATAAGAAAAGGTATCCGTAAAGATTTAAAGACTGACAACCAAGCTGAAGTGTCAGGTATGGCTAAAGCATTTACAAAGATTGACCCATCACTCGTTGAAGATATAGATGCATATATGGAGATGGCTGATAAAGTTAAGAATGCTGTTAAGCCATCGCGAGTAAAAGGTCTTGATGTTGTTATGAAGGAGTCAGCAAACATTGCTGAGATATCTGAGTACACAAATGAAGAGATTACAAGGCAAGAAGATATACAGAAAAAAGAATTGTTGGCTACTTATGATTTCTTAGAAGGTGAGATGTCATTGAAGGAAATGCAAGATGTTATCAATGCACTCAAAGACCCAACTAGTCAAATGGATACTGCTGAAAAAGAAAAGTATGTTAAAGATTATTTGAATGGTAGATTTGGTATTATGTCATCAATACTTGACTCAATGTTCAAGACAGGTGTTGATCCAATGACTGGAGAGGAAATAACATTTGATGAAAAACAAAAAGAACTAATTAAGAGAGCATTAAATATTGACTTAAATGAAATGTCAGTTAGAGATGCTATTAAAATTGTTGAGGGTGTAGAGAACTTCATTACTAATCAAATTACAAGTGGTCTTGAGGCAGCTGTTAGTTCTTATGAAGGAGCTATGAATGTTAAATCACTTGTTAATAGAGGTAGAAAGGCTAAGTCACTAAGACTATTTTTTAGTAAATATGTCGGTAAAATATATAGTGAGCAATTGTTTTCACTTCCGATGTTAATGGAGAAGATGTTTGGTGGCGTTACTAATTCAATTGACGTAATGAATAAGATGGGTCTAATTAAATTAGTTAATGGAGTAAATAAAGCTAACAGACAACATAATGAAATTATAGACGAATATTCAAAGCAACCTTTTTATGCCACAAAAAATGCTCTTGGCCGTTATGTCATGAATAAAGGTTTTATGGATGCTGAGAATGTGTATGAAAGAGGTATGCTTGCATTCTTAAAAAGAAATTTAGTTGGTAATCCAACTGAAATGAAAGCAGAGTTTGAAAGAAGGGTAAGAATGATACAAGAATCTATCAATAAATTAATTGAAGATGGTGATCCTAAAGAACAAAAGATGGGAGAGCTATATCAAAAGATTTATGATAAGTTAGGTGTCGCAGAAATGGATATGGATGTTATTAATTCTAATGCATCCAATAATAATTTAGATGCAGTTAATTGGTGGGTTAATCAATGGTCTCAACATTATTCTGACTTATCAGATATCAGTTTATCTGTATATAACACACAGCTTGGAAGTGACTTGAACTACACACCAGATAAGTACAAAAGACTTTCTTCTGAAAATCAATCACTTGATGAAGGAGCAGTTGAAAGAAATGGTGCTTTTGCTATTAGCATTGATTATACTGACAAAAAGAAGACTGGCGTGTTAATGGAAACAACAAGGCCAAATGTAATGCCTGATGGTAGATATATTAGCCTTGATTTTGATACTAATAATTCAAAAGCATTGAAGGCAGCCTTGGTAGATATAAACACTGCTGCTGCTATTAGGCAGGTTGATGGTTTTATTAATTCAAAATCATTTAAGAAATTAATTCCTGAGTCTGAAGATAGAACAATAATGACTAAGAGAATTAATACATATATCAGAAGAGCAAAAGGTAAGAGTATTGTTCCTTCTGATACAATTCAATATATAAAAAATTTAACAAACTATATTACATCTCTTGGTGTTGGTAAGGCTCTTGGTGGTATTAGTCAAGCTGTAAGTCAAACAATGCCAGTTATGGTTAACACAGTTGTTAACGCAGGTAGATTTGATATAGCTGATGCAAATTTTAATGCTTGGTTAAACAAATCAGGACTTCCAATTTCAAATCGTGGTCTTGAATCACAATCAACAGTAGAGTCGATTGACAGAAAGATTGACATGAAAGGAACTGGAACACAAGAAGCGTTGAAAAAAGTAGCTGACTTAAATCAATGGTATTTAAAACAGTTCTTAGTTAAGCCAGATGTTTTTGTTGCTAGATCATCTTTTAAGTCTTATTACTTGCAAAATTTAAAACGTAGAGGTATAAGTACTGATATTGATTGGACGACACATGAAATGGATATGGAAGCTGCTGAGTATGCTCAAGCTATGATTGACAGGCAACAGAATATTTCTGATCCAATGCTAGCAGGTGAATTCTTATCAAGTGATGAACCAATGAAACAGATAGCTAGAAAAATAGTTCTTCCATTTGCATCATTCATACTTAACCAAAAGGCAAGGATGTATAATGATTTAAATACAATAACAAGCAAGACTGCTACAAGTGAAGATAAAGTAATTGCAAGAAGATCACTAGCAGGACTAGCTGCCGAACTTGCAGCATACCAAATGATTGGATTTGGTATAAGAAGATTGTATGATATGATTGCAGCATCATTGCTTGGTGATGAAGATGATGAGGAAACAAAGAAAAAGAAACTGATTAATGCTACAAAATATCCAGTTAAAAGTATTGTTAATGATATCGTATCTCCACTTCCAATGACAGATGGCATAACTACTTGGGGATTGAATCAAGCATTAGCTCAATATCCTTGGATGAGTGATAAAGAAATTAAAGATGCAGTTGAAAGTAGAAATAAGGTTTTAGAATTAAAAGGAGAACCTAGTATGACTGAAGCTGAAGAAAAAGATTTTATTGCTAAGATTAAAGAAGAAGCAACGTATCAAGTATTTGATGATGAATTTAATAGAAGCTATGGTATGATTGGTATTGTTGGATCTACATATCAAGAATTAGGCGAGATGAGCAAACTAGCTACTACAGGTGAATTTACAGATGAATATCAAGGAATGGAAACTACTAAAAAAATTCTAGATTCTGATCGTGAAAAAGTAAAATACGCTGTTCCATTTATGATAGCATACTCGACTGGATTGCTACCAAAAGATGTAGGATCTATTAGTCGAAACTATGTTAATAGAATCAAGAAAAAAGCTATTACAGAAAAACAGTACGAGCGATATGATGCTGTACAGAAAGATCTTGGACGTAATTTAAAGTCTTGGGAGATTGATATAGTGAAATCTAAAAAGGAATCTGAAACAGCTATAGATGAAATAAAATTCATCGAAAGAAATGGTGGATTGACAGAACGTCAAGGAAGGGAGTACCTAAAAGTTATGAAGGCTATAGGCGAGCCAAGTATTAGAGATATAATAGACATCAAAGACGGAAAGACAGCCGATCAGATTTTAAAATAATCTAAGGCAATTCCGTAGCAATAATTAAGTTTGCTGAGGTCTGACTGAATAAAGAAAGGGTGGTATCGTAGTTCGATGCGCGCCCTTACTTTTTTCTTGTCGTAGATGTAGTTCTCTACTAGCAATATCATTTCCTCAACTGTTAACATCAGAACAAATGTGTTAAACGAGCAATCTGACCATGCTCAGGGTGATGTATAAATCCTTCAATTGCTTTTGGGCTATGCTGATAGCCATTACGATGATGCCAACCATCAACACCACTAGGAGATCGTAATGTTTCTACACATACTGACATGTAATCTTTTGATGTTTTATGATGTATGTGATGTCCATAAATATATCTATGCTTACACTCATGCCAAGAAGAACCAGTCTCATGTGCCATTAATAATGGCAAGTTTTGCTGTTTTGCTCCATCCATGTGAGTAGTACCAATTAAGTTCTTACCATACGACACATACTTACGATGCTTCATGTCATTGTCAAATGTAACCTGATTACATTTTTTAAACCATGCTTCAACACATTGCAGTAACATAAATCCAGACATAAAATCGTGGTTACTTGGATTATATACAACATGGACATCAGCTATAGTCATTAATGTTTCAATAATCTCTATCAATAGCTTTTTAGCTGTTATAAAGTTATCATACCACATCCCATCAGTATCTTGTGGTGTACCACTTGTTGTTGTACGTTTTGGATTGTCAATATGAAGTATATCGTTACCGGCTATAAAAATAATCTTGTCAATACTAAATGCAGCTGACTTATTCAATATACCATGTAATCCATCGCGAACTCTCTGTACAGCTATCTGCATATTATAGTTCTCTCCAGTCTCAAAGCTAGAGCATATCTTACCGATATGAATATCAGCAGGATCAAATACAAGGCAATGTGGATCATAAGAAACTTCTCTCCTGAATGTAGGATATCTTGGACTCCATTTAGATATTTCTTCAATTAGTTCTTCCTTAAAAGATTCATGATTGAACTCATTATCTTTCTTAACGTTAATACTGAAGTGCTTTCCTTTATGCCAATAGTGATTAACATTATCGTAGTCTATGCCTGCTGTCTTACATGCATCATAAAGACCTTTATCTTTTGTCCAGTTATAGATATTTCTTTCAACTGATGAGTATCGATCTTTTAAATTGAATTCTTTTATGACTTGCTCTGTCACCTCTTTTGCAGTTTTACCTTCTTCAAAAAAAAGCTCAATTGCTCTATTCCGATATTTTTTCATGTGTTCGCTCTAGGTCTCTCAAAACTCTTATTAAATTTTGAATGTTTGATTTCATTTCTTTGTAATCAGCATCAACTAAAGACTCGTATATGCAGTCCGTCAAATCATTGATTTCGGTCATTACTGCATTCACGTAGTTGATATTCTCCATTTATTATCAACAAATATATTACTTATTAACATCATAACAAATACTTGACAGATATTTTTTTATAATTAGTTCATAGCTAATCCTATACTTAGATACGTTTTCTCTTTTGATTACTCTTTTTATAAAGTATTCGTCAATTACTTTTGAGTTGTCATTAATAGCTACTGGTATATTGTTAAGTGTTTTATTTATTTTAGGTAGTTTTGATTTTGATGTCAATGGTACAGCTTTGATTATAACATCTACGCAGTATACTCCTTTATTCGAGAATGATTCCGTATCCATCTAGTATGCTTCTTATTTCTTCTCTTAGCTTATCAGCAAAATCCATTTCTTCTTCAGTAGCTTGTCTATTTTCATAACTACCGTACTTAACAACTGATCTTAGGTGTTGGTCTATATCCCAAACAGCTAGTTTCCATTTGTAACCATCTAATGCATCTCTTGCATCATCTTTTTCTTCTATTGAGTCAAACTCAATTATTATTTTTCCCATTTTTTATAGTCAATTACAAATCCTACAAATACAATTATGTTCATGCCTATCGAAGATGCTATTTCAATAGCATCATCGTATACATTTAATGATAGATGAACATGACCTACAACCCAAAAAGGTATAGACAAATTTTGGCTAATCCAAACTATCGTATATTTTATTAATCTTTTAACCAATTCCTAAAAGCTAGACCCATATTCTCTAACTGATACAAGAACTCCCTAAGCTCCTTATCATTCTCAATGTCCATCTTTTCATAAAGTTGGTCGCTATTTTTTAGAACTTCTTTTATAAAGTCATTGCCTGCCTTTTTAATTTGCCTTACATATACTTTAGGGTAAACTACCTTAACGTCCTCCATGAAGTCCATGAGCACTGGCAAAATACTTACCAAGCTCGCTAGTTTTTTCTCGTTCGATATAAATTTCTCTTTCTCCATCGCTTAAACTATTAAAATCATATTCTTTTCTATTAAACATTTCTTCTTCAGATTCATAGTATGGTCCATCTTTATATCCTAGGTCTACATTACCGTAGTGTTTTACGAGTATACCTCTTATATATTTTTGAACTATGCATACTTGAACTCCTGTTATTTCACTTATTTCTTCTAATGTTTTTCCTTCTGTACACAACTGCTTGATTCTAGATTTATTCTTCTGGAACATTATAGAATTGTGTACCATCGTAGACTGATGCTTTAACGCCATGTTTGTTTAATTCTTTAATTCTAAATACTTGTAATGGTCTAGGCTTTTGTCCAGGTCGTTTGACTTCGATAAACTCAACGTCTGAGTTCTTCGGTATTGCTACAAGATCAGGTATTCCGGTCTTATTGGTGACAGAGAGCTTGATAACATAGTATCCATCTTTCTCAAGTTGCTTGATTAATTTAGATTGTATTTGCTGCTCTGTTGCCAAGTTATTGACAAATATAACTATAATCTTTCTTAAATATATTAACAGTATACTTCTTTTTTGCTTTGACTGCTTTGTATATTTTGTCCTCAATGCCACCAATGCTGAACAACCAATAGACCTTATTGAACTTTCTACTCATAGTAGTCATACGATCACGAGCCTGCCAATAGCTAGTAGCACTAAAGTCAATATTATAGAACACCACATAGTCAGCATTTTTTAAGGATATACCCTCACGACCTGATACTATTTGTAAGGCTATAAACTGAAAATCCTCATTGTCAAACTTATCAAGCTCTGTAGTTAAGCTATCACCAAGTACCTGCTTTAGTGCGCTTAGTTCTTCTTTGAACTTGTAGAATATGCCTATCTTTGATGTCGCAAATTGCGACTTGATAAACTCAGCTTTTGTCGTGTCAATAACCATACTATTTCCACTCTCAAACTTGACAGTACCACTCCACAACTGATGCAGTTTTTGCATTAGTTTAACTGGAGTGTCTGCCAATATAACTTCATCCTTGCCTTCAACTACCAAATCTTTTTCGAGCTTCTTAACAATCATCTTTGTCTTATTACACATTTCAATGTGTATTACTTCTTCCTCAATCTCAGTAGAGAATCCTGCCTGTTGCTGTGTGAATGTAATTACATAAGGTGCAATAGCAGCCATTATCTTCAACTCATTTCCTTTTGAGTAGTCATTAACTAAAAACCCATTAATCTTTTTCTGAAACTTGTTGACATAATCATCAGCCCATCTGTAGAAGTTCGCATAATGTTTAAACGGACTATAGATCGAAACCCAAAACTGGTGGTATACTTGGCTGTATGACTCTGGTGTCATTGTACCTGACAAGAATATCATTGGCACATCACAAAACATATTTCTAAAAGTCTTTGTTGCTAGCCCTGGTTTTGGGAATGCTCCGAATCTATGGTGCTCGTCATGGATTACTAAGTCGTAGTCTGTGTCTTCCAATTTATGCATTGACTCATCATTTATAACTGTCAATTCAAATTCATAGCCGAAGTTATTATAGTCATTTTGGATTGATGATATAGCTTTCTTTTTAGTTAAGAATAGAACTCGTTTAGCTCCATATAGTTTAGCTGTTTCTAAAGCTGTTAAGGTCTTACCAACGCGTACGGCCAATGATAGGTATACTATTTTTTTATCTTTAAGTATATTAACAGCTCTATTAGCTAAGTCAACTTGATAACTTCTTAATTCCAACATAATATTTTTTATTAATTACATTTAATATAGTTCCTTGAGAAACATTATACCTTATCATAAATTCCTCTACATTTCCTTTATTTACTTTATTTACACCTTTAATACAATTTTTTAAAATATCTTCAATTGCTTCATTTGACAACTTTCTATTTGCATTTATTTTTCCTAAAATATCATAAGAATGTCTTTCGTTTTCTGAATGAGTACACCATTCAAGATTTTTAATATTATTATTGCTAGGATTTCCATCTATATGATTAACACATTTTTTATTATGTGGGTTATCTATAAAATATTGAGCTACTAGTCTATGAACTTGAAATCTTTTAGGTTTGTTGTTTTTGCATAAAGTAACCCTTTTGTAGCTCCCTTTTCCATTACATCTATTTGATTCTAATTTTAAATACTTTTCTTTATATTTAGTTATCATTCCATTAGAATATACTATAGTACATTCATTACTTTTTACTCTACCATAGTTTGAAATTTCATAATTCTCAAAACCATCGATTGCCTTCCATATTTCCATAAAACAAAAATGCTATTAGGTTTCGAGGTTGCGGTCTCTACTCCCTAATAGCAATTATTATAATTTCTACTTGTGTCCGCAACTACACGTCACAAATATAAAAAATACTTTTATTAAAAACAAACATTGCAGTTTATTATTGAAACACGTCTTTTAAATGAGATTGACTCCAAAGGAAAATCATCTATGGATATATCTTCAGTACATACGACTATTATTTTTGGATGTATATAAAATATATCCTTTCCTTGTTTCTCTATGGCGATTCCTTCATACGTATCACTAATTAGTTCTCCTATGTCAGAGGCGTATTTAAATCCATTTATTATTACTAATTCAGTATTTTGACTACAATGGCGCGAAAAGCCAACTAACATTTTTCTACGTTTTCTTCTATACATGTAATAATCACAATCAATAAATACAACATTATCTTTGTTGTATGAAGCAACTATCTCTGTAATTTTATCTTCTGAATTACCTATCAATACTGTTATTTTGTCCATCTTCTTTCATTTTATTTACAATATAATTTACTTCATCAATCGCTTCAGCATGTAAGTCTTTGTCGTATTCCAACCAAGTTAACTGCCGTTTGATTTCTCTTACGCTATAGTCCGGAACAAAAGATACAGCTTCAATCTTACCAGTAAGAAAGTCATGAGCTTCCTTGTAGTCTCTACACATTTTAGAAAGCTCATTTTTTCTTCTTGTACCATGCTTGGCATATCCATGGAGCTTCTCAGTGAACTCCAATCTTTTTCTGATTATAGACTCGCAGAATTTCATAACTTCAAGTTTAATTGTTCTTCTTCTTTTACTACAAATTCAACATTCTTACCAAGTGCGTTACGTGTTACTATTGGTTTCTTACCAAAAGCATACTCACCATAACTATCTATCCACTTATAGAACCTATTTTGAGATACCTTGTACCTACCATAGTTACTATAGTCAGGGTAGTCCTGCGTAAATGAATTGAATAAGTCTTGCCCTAACGATTTCATTAGTGGTTTAGTGTACACATTGTCGCGTGAAGTAGCCCACTCCCAAAAGTCAGAACTTGTCTCAGCAATAAATTTACGAGTTTTTAAGTTCTTGAATTCACTGCGTACCAACCCTTTATTAAGATAAGATTGTAGATTAGCTATCATGTAGTTATCAAACTTATTCCACTCATACTCATCCCAACCACTAAACAACATGTGACCAAACTCACTCTCAGGTGTGAACGACTTATTGTAGTACTGCTTGAACTCAAGATCCCACTTACGTCTCTCAAACGAGTTACCAGCACCCTTGATGGCATAGTTAGTTGTTATGACAATCTTTGGTGATCGCTCAAATGGAATGTGTATCTCATCTTTGTTTTTCTTCTCAAGTGTTATACCTTCAGTAATCACTGAGAATAATCGCTCAAACTCAAAGTTCTTACTAACGTCATCAAACACCAACACCTGCGTATCAACTTGTACTCTCTGATATGGGAATGACTTCTGAAAACTGAATCCTTTACCATCAATTATGACCATCTTCTTCATGTGACTAACTGATTTAACAAAGATACCTTTACCAGTACCACCTTCAGGATTGTCGCTTATTACCTCATCATTCAATATAACAGCAGGACAATAGCTTGCTGGTTTGTAACTATGCATCAAGTAACCAATCGTTGACTCAACTGACTTAACGCGCTCTTTGTCATCGCCTGAAATATTTGTGATGAATCTCTTAAATTCACAATCATCATGTGAAGTAGCAAGAAAGTCTCTCTTAATCTTTTGATCTTCCCAAACAATACCATTCAAGTCTTTATAATCAATCTTCTCAATACCTCGTCTTGTTACCTTGACAGCACAGTTATTGTAGTAAAGATAAGCTGTCTCTGAGTCGTCAGTCATAAACCTGCTATCAACATTAGTTATGAAATTTAAGAAGTTCTCTGTAAAAAACTTCGTGTTCATAGCAAAGAAGTTATAGATTGACATATCATTAATACTCTCAAGATACTTCAGTATAAAGTCCTTTATCAGCTCCTCACTTGAATCAGTTATGACATTATCTTTAACTCTAACAAATACAAAGTTCTTTGATCCCTCAGGGTAGTACTTATAGAATCCTTCCTTAGTCAAAAAATCTCTAAATAAATTAGGAACTAACTCAATCTTACCTTTCGATGACTTTGTCCAAAACTCGTTTGGGTTTGTCTCACTAACTATCTTATCAATAATCTCAATAGGCACATCATCATTTCGTTCAATGACTTCCTTGATTGGTGTGCCATTCTTAATGTCGTTCTTTATTGATACAGTCTTGTCAATGTCCTCGTAAAACTTAGTATTGTGATTGGCAACGTTTTTATAACCACTTTCAATGATTGATGGTATCTCTCTAGCCATGTCGCCATTAATATCGTACGACTCAATTACACTTCTTGCTGTTTCTTTACTTATACCAAACTCATTAAACGCACTTGCCAAGATGTACAAGTTGTTGTTACGTTGACCTGGAACCATCCCAAAGTTCTTATCCCACCATAAGGACAATCGTCTGATAATCTCATTGTCATCAGTGACTCTTATCATCTGCTTTACAACAGGCTTATACTCATCAGAGTTATCCATATCTGACCATATCAATGACAATTCGTTCACATGAATATCAGGATCATAAGACTCATAACATACTCGACTAATGTTCTTACATGTTACATCAAACTCATCACAGTTATAATACTTCTGCAAAGCATTGAAGTACTTCTTATGGTTCATCGGATCTTTAGGTATTCTTACCAATGCCTTTAACCCATCCCCAGATGGTGATGTGAATACACAGTAGGTATACTTATCAGCGATAAGTTCCTCTCTCTTTTGGAATAGGTGTTGGTTGTCTCTGAATCCATCAAAGTCAATACATATAATTCCACTATGCTCTATGATAGCATTGTCAGCTCGCTTAGAAAATGTACCTGAAAAACAAATAGCAGGAAGCCTTTTCTTCTTTTCATTCCTTTCATTCTTCTCCGTCTCTTGACGTACAGCTTCAACAAGTTCCTTTGATTTGCCATTCTTTATTCGCTCAATGGCTACGCTTACATCAACATGAAATGGTGTCGATGTGTCGCTGATCGTTTTGAAATAAGTTATCATATTCTTCGGTGTCTTTTAAATATTTTGAATCTTTAATTTCCATATAAATCTCATGTTTCTTAACACCATGAATAATAGTTGCATGGTCTCTTCCAAAATATTCACCCACCTCTTCATAGGTCAAACCCATGTCTCTCATCTTCTTATATAAGAAATACCTCTTATGTGTTTTTGACTGAGCTCTTGACGGAACATTTAAATTGTCTTGCTCTATTAAAACCATTACCTTCTCTAGGAATTCACTAACATCGTGATGCTTAATCAACGATCCACAATAACTACATCTTCTCATCTTCTCTATATTTTATTTCTTTTCTAATTAAATCTAAATGCCAATCAGCACCACCATAATCAAGTACAGCTTGTAAGTAATCATCATCCATCTCACATAATGGAATGTAAGTTAGTGGTTGCAAACCATCTTTACCACGACTGCCTCTCGTTGCGTACTGCCTAACAATTTCAAAGTTATCGTCAGCATATACAGCATGATGTACAACTTTCTTTAAGTTTTTACCACCATACCTAATGTAGTCTGTACCACCATCAACCATTGCTTCGTTCTTACATCCACATAACTTATAATCATGCCTATGGTAACTAACTATTGTGCTTAAACAATCTAAACACGTGACTGCATTATAAACTAACTGTCTCATAATTTATCATGTCTTAATTTTTGAATATATAATATAGCATCCATCAGTTCTTCCTGAAGATGATTCAAGAAGTCATCAGTATTATTTTCATACAGCGTAGTACCATACTTCTTAATACCAACAGCAGACCTTTCTTTAAACTTATCGATTATACTCTCGACAATTGGATCAACAACCATAAAGTTATTGTAGTCGAAATACCAGTCAGTGTGATTACCTTGATAGTCCTCACCTAGCAACCATGCTCCATACTTGTCAGGCTTATATACCTCAACTATCTGACCTTTCTTAAAGTAACTATCATCAATAGTTATCTTAACCTTTTGACCTTTCATTAACATATTTAATTTTATTAGATTAAAAATGCCGACTAGACATACCTATCGGCATATAGTTTTTCCCAGTATGTTGGGTTAACCACAGAACTATAACTGTTGTTCACCATGAACCTTTGTAGTCATGGTATGACTCAACTTACCATGACTATATAGGATACGCTTAACCTATTGAGTTGCTAGCATTGCACTCTTCGATGACAAACATCAGCGTTTTTTTTGCAACTTTTCTTCCGACCTGTAAGAGTTGCCAACTTCACCTGACCTACGATTCAGGAGTGATTGGTGCGCCCTGCGAGAAACCCCACACGTTATAAGCGTTCACTGAGCTACGATCCCTTGTACTTCGGGCTAATTCTTCTTTCTATTATTTAAATCCAACCAAGCACCTAAATACAATGGCATCATTACATAGCCTGCTAGAAGAGATAGTATCATCTTGATAAAAATATCACGAAATCTATCATCCTCATCGTTTGTTACTCCAAATGTAAAACATGCTGAAAATAACACATAGAATATAACCCACCACATAATTAGAACGGTAAATCTTCGTCATCATTGACATTTCCAATAGCAATAGCTACTGGTGCAGCTCCTATTGTATCTAACTTAAATGCGTTAAGCGTATTGAAATACTTAACGTCACCCTGTGGTGATTTCCACTCACGACCTCTCAGATTGAACGATACCTCAACCTCTTGACCTTCCATCACACTATCCAATAAGCCCGTCTTGTCTTGCGTTAACTCAAACATAATATCTTGAGGATATTTGTCATCTGAACTATCAGTCACTACAAACTCACGCTTGCTAAATTTGTCTGACACATGCTGTGTCGGTCTGATCATCTTGACCACACCCTTCATTTTAAATGCACTCATTTATTTATTTGTTTATTGGTTACTAAAAAGGACCATCAGTCAACACCTCTTGTTGTCTGTGGGTAAAATGTTCGCTGATATATTTCAATAGTTCAGCCATTGTTTGAAAGACATAAGTATTGTCATTGTTTACAATGATGTACCCATTCTTTATTTGATTTATCTCTATCATTTGCTCATCAATTTATTGTAATACATTTCGGCATACTCTTTAGCCGATTTAATTCTCCGGTCAATCTTTAAGATGTCATCGTCAGTTAACTCTACTGGAACAATTGTTAACCTTAAGTTGTCAGGCAAGTGATCAACATAATGCAACGTGTCATTCTCCCACTCAGGTTTTATGTTCTCAGGTGTAGTAACCAAAGCATGAGCAACCTCACCATGTCGCCACTCTTCACCAGTTATCTTACTCAACATATACAAGTACAGCTTTACCTGCCACTGATACCCTGTGTCGTAAGCCTTCTCAGGAGTTTTAGGAAATGTCTTCTTTGTCCAAGATGACTTGATGTCGATTACCTTTCTTCTCTCACAATCAACAATGTCAGGATGACC